ATACAACCATTATTGGTTAAATTCGGTATTATAAAAAGTCCGGCATTAAGACAACAGGAAATTGAACAAGGACAAAATATAGATACATATTTACAACAATCTTTATCAAGTCAAACACCTACTAAAAGTAAGGGCGAATGGCAGATAATTGCAAATAATATTTATAATGATTTAAAATCTTCATCAGTAAGTGATAACAAAAGTGATGCAGGTTATCAAATATCAAGAGTACAAAATGATGCAGATTTTTCATTATTGTATGATACTTTTGGAAAAAGGCAGGAATATTATTTTGCTATTCCTACCGGTGGTTTACAAGATTTAGTACAATTTATTGTTAGTAATTTAGACCGAACAGAAGTAAACAAAATAAATGACAACTATTCCCGAAAAGGAATAAAATTTAGATTTTAATATGAAAACAGGAACTATAAAATTATTAGGTGGTTTAGCAATTGCATACATACTTTTTTCATCCTTTAAGAAAAAAACAACTTTAACAGGAGATGTAAAAGCATTACTTTATCAAGGAAATGCACCAAGTGGAACTACACAAGTATTTTCAAAAGAGGGTACAATTGTTTATGATAACAATGGTAGTATTATTTATACTTATAATACAGCCGGTATTGGAATGACAATGACAGGAACAAAAGGTAATGAAATGTATTCAGTAGTAATTGGTCAAAGTTTTATGAATGGTATTCCTGGATTTGTTTTTAAATATGATGTTACAAACGAATAAAATGGATAGTAAAAATAACAATATATTATTATTTGCTTTAGCAGGTTTTGGTTTGTATTATTTCTTTCAAAAGAAAAATACATTAGCACCTGTTGTTCCCCCAACAACAGGTAATGGTAATGAAATATTGCCAATTGCACCAACTCCACCTAGACAAATAATTACACCTGTTGAACCAAATCCTGTATTTGAAACTCCAATTAGTGTATTACCAATATTAACTGATCCTATTTCGGATATAATTAGTTTACCCGGTAAATTTGTACCTATTGAACCAACACCAATATTTGACTATCCATTACCAACTCCACCTAGACAAATTATTACACCTGTTGAACCAACTCCTGTATTTGAAACTCCTATAAGTGTATTACCAATATTAACTGATCCTATTTCGGATATAATTAGTTTACCCGGTAAATTTGTACCTATTGAACCAACACCAATATTTGACTATACATTACCAACTCCTCCTAGACAAATAATTACACCTGTTGAACCTGTATTTGAGGAACCTATTTATATGGAACCTGCTCCAATATACAGGGAACCAAGTCCAATATTTGATTTTCCAATATATAGTGAACCTATATATCAACCGGAACCTATTTATAATGAACCTGCACCAATATACAGGGAACCAAGTCCAATATTTGATTTTCCAATATATAATGAACCTATATATCAACCGGAACCTATTTATAATGAACCAATATATCAACCAATTGATATTCCAAACGCACCTGTAATAGATAATTTTTATAGAGATTTTGATTATGATCCAGGTACTTATTATAGTGGCAGTAGTGGTAGCGGTGGCGCCGGTGGTGGTAGTACAAGTTATTATATAGGTGAATCAGTCGGTAGCGGTGGTGGTATATGGGGTTTTTTACAAAATCAAGTTTGGTTAGGTAATTTAGATTCGTTTCAAGCACAAAGCTATGAATCATTTGATACGATAAAGGCAGATACAAGTGAATTTGCATAAAATATAAAATATGAAAAAAGATACATTGTTTTTATTAGGATTAGTTGGATTAGGTTTATATCTATATTATAGAAAAAAAAGTAATATTACTTTTAAAAATGCATATCCAACGGCACCAAATCCATCAATACCTGTAAATGATACAGGTGTTCCAATTGAACAAACATTAGATGCAAAAAGTCAAGCAAATGATTTAGATTACAGGGCATATTTTTCACTTTCGGGATATAAAAAATTAGGTAACGTACCAAATACAATTTAATATGAATGACGTTAAAATAACCGCATTAAAATACGAGGTAGATTTTTACACTTGTGATACGAGCCAATATGTAGGTGGTTATCCTTATAATGGATTAACTTTTATCAATTATGGTACAAGTGTAGTGAAAATTGAAAATATTACACTGCAACCAAATCAACAATTTGAAATTGCAGGAAACACAGGTGAGGTAACAACACAAAGATTTTTTGTAAATTTTGGTACTACAACAACCGGAAACAACGTTGTTGTGGTTAGAAAGAGATATTTGAATGTTTAATAACATAAAATAATAAAAATGAGCTTAAGAGTTTATTACGAGGTATTGAATCAAAAAGGTACTCCTGCATTATATACGGATACTTTAGCTAATAGACCTGCTTTTGGGTTTCAAGGTAGATTATTTGTATCAACTGATAGTGGACAAATTTTTGAAGATACAGGTACCGCATGGACATTAGTTGCGGATGCCGGTGTGGGTGGTGGTACTTTAAGTTCAGTTTGTTTAAATGGAAATACAACTGCAACAGGTATAGTAATTACCGCAGGTGGATTGTCAAGTAATTCAATTACAAATACAAGCAATACCGCAGGATCAGTTTTATTTGCCGGAACAAGTGGATTAGAAAGTCAAAGCAATGCGACATTTTTTTGGGATAATACAAATAAAAGATTAGGTATTGGAAATGCAAGTCCTGGTGCATCTTTAGATATACACGGAACAGGTACTTTAATTCAATTAAATGGAACTACTACAAATAATTCTTTTGTACAATTTCAAAATGCTGGTACTAGTAAATGGAGAATAGGTAATTTATATAATGCTGGCGCAAATAGTTTTCAAGTTTATGACGATACTAATACTACTGCAAGATTAACAATATTAAATACCGGTGCAACTACTATAAATGGTGCTTTAACTTCAACAAGTGTAGCAATTACTGGTGGTACTTCTGCACAAATATTGGCGGCTAATGGATCAGTTATAACAGCTGGTACAAATATTACAATAAGCGGTGGTACAATTTCATCAAGCGGTGGTGGTGGTGGAATAACTACATTAAATACTTTAACTGCAACTACACAAACATTTGCAACAGGAACAAGTGGTAGCGATTTTAATATTGTTAGTGCAACATCAACGCATACATTTAATATTCCTACTGCAAGTGCTACGAATCGTGGTGCTTTATCAAGTGCAGATTGGACAACATTTAATAATAAACAAGGTGCATTAACTAACCCAATTACAGGTACAGGAACAAGAACTACAACTTACTTACCACTTTTTAGTGGAACAGATACAATACAAAATAGTTCAATAAGCGAAACAGTTTTAACAGGTGTTTTTGTAGCAAATACTTTGAATGTACAAAATCCTTTAACTGTTACAAGCTATGTTACTGCCGATGCGTTTATTCCAAGTAATTCAACAGTTCCTACAAACGGAATGTATTTAAGTGCAGCTAACACTTTAGCTTTTGCAACTAATACAGGGAATAGACTTACAATAAGCTCAACGGGTGCAGCTACATTCTCAAGTACTGTAAGTGCAGTTGGTAATATAAATATACAAGATAGTTCAGTATTAAATTTAGGATATAATCAAGGAGGTGGTGCAACATTACAATACAATTCAAATGGTAATTTAGATATTACTCCAAGAAGTGGATATAGTACAATATTTACTGCTGGTAATGTTGGTATTGCTACAACTACAATAGGTTCTAAACTCCAAGTAAACGGTAACGCAGCCATAGGATATTCTGCATCAACCTCAGCTCCAACGAATGGTTTGGCGGTTAGTGGTGCAGTTGCAATAGGGCAATCAACTGTTGCTTCAGGTATTAAACTTGATATATTAAATTCAGGGGGTGTTTTACAAGCAACAGGTACTGACGCAGGTTCTACGGTATTTATACTTAAAAATACTAATGCTTCATTTAATAACTCTTTATTTTACGGGGTTACTACAAGAACAAGTAGTTCAGCTTTTAGATTATTTGATGTAAGAACAAACAATGGTTCAACTGAAGTATTTATAGTTGATGGTACAGGAGCAATAACATCTGCAAGTACGGTTACTTCAACTCAATATAGATTATCTGCATTAAATACTGCTCCTACTACTTCAACATCAACAGGAACATTAGGTGAAATAAGAATAGATGGAACTGCAATTTATGTGTGTACTGCAACAAATACTTGGGTAAGAGCATTATTAACAACATTCTAAAATAATATAAAATGAAAATTCAACCGATTACAACTTGGTTTAATGGTGTAGAACAAACTGCATCAAACTTTACTTTAAAAAGCATTGCAGATAATTTTGAAACAAATGCAATACTTTATTACGAATTACAAAAAGAAATTGTAAACGAAGAATTAGTAAGTTATGAAAATCTTATAACTGCAACATTAGATATTACAGGTCAAGATTATTTAGATTGGTCATCAAATCCGGATGCTAATACGTGGATCTATCAATGGGCAGCAACACAATTAAATCTTACATTAATATAAAACAAATATGGAAAAGCAAAAAGCATTAGAAATTATTAAAGCATTAATTGACGAATCAATTAAAAAAGGTGTTATTGGTAATATTGAAACCGCAGTACAGGTAGCAGAAGCCTTTAATACCATTGCAAAACAATTATTAGATAGAGCAGATGAGCAATAATCATTTAGATCATACAAGTATTTCAGGCGCAATTATAAGTGTAGGAACTTACATATTAAGCATAAATCAAATTAATATGATTGCCGGTACTATGTTTATGTTATTAAGTGGTATTGCATCAGTTACAACTATTATCTATAATATTAAAAAAATAAAAAATGAAAAAAAATCTTAAAACTACAATTTTTGGATTATTAGCTGCCGTTGGTGGTTTCTTTGCATCTAATAGTACAGGAAAATTACAAGGGGCAGGTCAAATTGTTGCTACATTAAGTACTTTTTTACTAGGTGCATCTGCACAGGATTCAAAATAAAAAACAATGACAAAAAACGAAAAAGTCGTTTTAGGGTTGTTGGGAACGGCATTAATTATATATATGTTAAGAAAAAGAATTGCAACCGCATTGAATAAAACACCTTTTGGAGCAATTAGTGATAAAATATTTAATACTATAAGTTCATTTGAGGGGTTTTATCAGGTTCCGTATTTTGATTTTACAGGATATTCAGTAGGTTATGGTTCCCAATACAATTGGGATGCTAAAAGACCTGTTATAAAAACGGATATTATTGATAAAGCAACTGCAAAGCAATGGTTAATCAATGATGCTATGGAAGATTACCAGGTAGTTCAATCCATAGTAAAAGTTCCTATAACGGATAATCAATTAATTGCTTTAAGTTCATTAAGCTATAATATAGGAATTGGTGCATTTAGGGATAGTACTTTGCTTAAATTACTAAATGCAGGTGCAAATAAAGATGCCGTAGCTAATGAATTTGATCGATGGGTATTTGCAGGTGGTCAAAAGTCCGAAGGTTTAAAAAAGCGCAGACAGGCTGAAAAGCAACTTTTTTTAAGTTAGATTGTTTTTTCATAATAGGTAGGTTTTATTGGTGTACGAGCCGGGTTTCTACCCGGCTTTATTTATTAACATACAACCTTTTATAGTATTCATTTGTTTCCTTATAATATAAATTACAATAATGGGCTTCGATTTTTTCTAAAAAGCGCATAAAACTGCCCAAATTTGAGATATTTCGGTATTTCCTTACTGATGTATCATTTTCAAAAAAAACAATGGCAGTATAGAGGATTTTAGCCATTTTAGAGGTATTTAGGGTTAATTATAAAAAATTTAGTTCCTAAATAGTCCAGGCTTTTTATTTTACGTGTAACTAATAATAAACTTAATGCTCTTAAAATTGTAATCCTTTTATATTTAGTGATCTCTAAAAGGTCATTTAAGGAAACTCCTCTTCGTTCCTGAATAATAAAATAAATTTTTTGTGTGTAATTCATAATTGTATATATTTGTAGTGAAAAAAGTTGCCGGTTTCGGTATTGAATGTTAGTAAATATGTTCAATTGGTCGCCCCTAAAAAGGCGACCTTCTTTTTTTTATTGAGTTAAATAATCAATATGACATTTAGCTGAA